ACATCTCAAACCTCCTTTCTCAATGCTAAAAGGGACAGGCCTTTGACCTATACCATCTCATACAAGAAATCTATGCTACCATAATAAACTCTTTTTCGTGAGACTTCAAGATGCCTTTTGTCTCATTCTTAAAAATTATTCAGGATGGTCTGGTAGGTTAAAACGTTTTGAAGTAAACTCTAAAACTCCAGGATCTGTACTTGTGGTTATTTCTGATTCTGGGATTATAGAGATTTTTGTTGTAGAATCTTCAACTATTTCTTTTTCCCAATCTACAAGGATGAATGTACGAGCTGGTCCGAACTCGCTTGGAATGACATTGTACCCAATTATTTTGAAATTTATTTCCGGATTGTTTTTTATATCTTTGTTTAGTTTATCAACTGCTCTAGATTCAAACAACATATCGCAATATTCTTTAATCATGTTATACTCCTTTTTCTAGGTTGTTTTATCCCTCACTTTCACATATCTTATATTTTGTTAAACTCCCCTTGATTCTCAAATCCTTACAGTTCCTAGCTTTTCATGCCTTTGATTTTTTCACTTTATGCTTAACTCATTATGTGAAAGTAATATCTAAAAAAATTAAATGACAAAGTTCCGTAGTGCGTCATCAAGCTCTGCTTGCTCTATCCCTATGTATCTCAGGGTAATTGCAGGTGATGAGTGATTGAACATTTTCTGCAATGTCCCTACGTCCTTTGTCTTGTTGTAATATTTATAACCAAACGTTTTTCGCATTGTATGTGTTCCAACATTATCAATGCCAAGTTCTTCAGCAGCCTCATGAATAATTTGATAGGCTCTCTCACGAGTGATTGCTTTATTTTTCCCTTGCCTACTCTTGAATAAGAAATGATGAAATGGTTTGTCTTCGACATATCTTCTCATTTCTTTCTTGAGTTCTTTTGTCATCCGTCTTGTTATCTGCTTGCCAGTCTTCCGTTCTCTCAGCTTGATGTGCCATCCCTGGACATCTTTAACTTTCAAGGTAAGTATATCTCCGACTCGCAAACCAGTATTCAGACCTGTGATGAATAACATATAATACATCTCATTCCACTCTCTGAGATAATCTTTCATTGCCTGAATGTCGTCATTATCTTTTATCGGTGATACAAATTCCATATTCTACCTCCTTTCCCAAAACAAAAAGCCAGCATTTGCTGACTCTTGACGATACTTCTGTTGGACAACTTTTCTGACTAGAATTAAGGATGACTCCTAAAGTGTGATATGTGTTTTTGTTTCAGAAGTTCATGCTATCATAATAAACCTTTTTTTGTGAGACTTCAAGATGCCTTTTGTCTCATTCTTGTTTACAACTCACCTTTCAGTATAGCGTACTGTTCTAAGATAATCCTCCTCCTTCTATAAATTGTGGCTTTGCTCATGAATTTCTGTTCCGCTATTTCTTCCCATCTCAGTTGAGGATATCTCCAGCGCAGATTAAAGATTTCCTTATCTTCATCAACTAGATTGATCAAGAGTTTGTTGATAATCCCTTTGAACCCTTCAAGGAATTTTAAGGTTGGATCATCCGCTATTCTGATTGCGATGGTTTCGGTAGGTTTGCTTATTCCTACGCTAGGCCCACTTTGAGCATCTGGATTTCGAGTTTCTAGTTCTAGCCTTCTCAAATCTATTGTACGTTGAACGTTTTGAAATTTGAAAAGTTCTCTGTCTAATGTTTTGAGGTCTTCGTCGCTTAATTTCTTCAATTCCTACCCCCTCGATATCTTCGTGACTGCTTCCACTTGATAATCTTACCTTCGTTATTATTGTTAAAATAATCTGGCAATCTTGCTGTTGGACTTTCTTTATAGACCACTTTTTCAACGACCTGGACTCCAGGCATCATTTCATCATCTATCCACCCAACAAGCCACGCAGGGTTTACATCATAGGTTTTAGCGATCATTTCGATTTGCTTAATGGACGGATATCCACCCCGTTCGTACAAATGAATTGTATTTTGGGAGACACCTGTCTCTTTCGCCATTTGTCCTACAGATAGACATAGATCCTCTCTAAGTTCTTTCAATCTTAGTTGCATCTTGCTCTCCACTTTCTAGTATTAGCCTTTATGAACTCAGCCTGCTCTTGCATCTGCTTCCATTCATAATCCATGATGATTTCAAGTTGATTGTTACAAAGACCTTTTAAGAAATCATTTTGAGCTTCTAGCTTCTCAATATCCTTATAGGCCCTTTCGTACAGTTCATCTTCCAGAAATCTAATGCGCTCTGCCATTGCTTCCTGAATGATGATGTAAGTTGGTTTCTTGTACTCTGCCATTACAATATTACCTCATCCTCCTTTTCAGATACCTCTGATATCTTTATCTCGAACTTGTGACCGTCAATAGCGAACGTCCCGTTACTTCCTAACAAATTCTCATCTTTAATAATTGACTTTGCTGTGTGCAAAACGAGCTGCCCCACTTGAAAAACAAAAGCAAGTTCTTCTAACTCTTTTTCTTCCATCTAAAGTTTCACCTCATTTCCAACTTTCACCGTATCATAAACTTCCTTCGTAACCACGAATACCCCGTAATCACGAATCGTGATTGTATATAGTTTGCCATATCGTCCTTTCTCGACTACTTTACCGAATATCTCTCCTCCTTGATTGTCAGCTTTATAAACGACAATCGGACGCTTTGCTTCTAGTTTTTTAATGTGGATACTCTGCCAAATATTTAATCTGGCAGACAATAAAATCCATATTGCGATAAATCTTTTCATTCTGTTTCCTCCTCAAAATAACTATGAAATTTACTTAAATTGACAATAGCGACCTCTTCGACAAAATGTTTTTCGATATCAAAGTATGGATCATTTTTCTCAAACTCTTTCTTTATAGCTTTTTCCGCTAGAGAAGGTAAAGCGAATATACTTGCTCCGTTTTTTAAGGCAAGCGCTTGACCGTGTTTATTTACTATTCGATAACCCACATCAAACGGTCTGATTTCCCTTGGGATTTTTATGCGCTTACTTTGATTCTTCATTCCTTCTTCAAGTGTTTGTATCATCACTCAACCTCCTCCACTTCAAATAGTGAACTATTAAACACTTCACCAAAACCAGAATATTCTAGTTCCTTTCGTGTAAATTTTTCGTTGTTTTTCCCATTGTTAAAAAAGTGGAATCCAGTTTCTGTTTGATTTAGATAATCATCTGTATTTTTTAACTTGACTTTATATTTTGGCTCTTTCTCGGCCTCATAGTCAGTCAACCACGCTCGAGCGAAAAGTTCTTGGTTGTTTTTGTCATTAAGCCATTTCTTCACGAATTCGCTTTTTTTAGCGTAGAGATGAATTGTGTTACTATCTAGTGCATCACGCAAACTAAAATTTTTTAAAAGTTGGCATTCGAAAATCCAGTCATCCATAAAATTAGGTAGAAGCACTTTATTCAATTCTTGTCGAATCTTATCAGCATCTTTCAATTGTTCGCCAACCCATGCTCCCTCACTTTTTCCTTGCTCGTAACCACTGCGATATTTCATTAAACCATAGTCGCTTCCTAATTCTTTGAGGATGTCATTGAGCCATCTTGTCTGGGTCGTTGGATCAAACCCTTTAATTCGACCAACAACATCCTTTAATTTGAATGGCAACGGTTCTGGCTCGTCCAAAGACCGCAAGTCTTTCAAAACTAAATCAACCGAGGTCATTTTTTTCTTGCTAGCTTTAAATTTTTCATATCGTTCAATTAGTCCCTGTATGTTCATTCTCAAACTCCTTGCTTTCAATTTTTCTAATATCAACAACGTCTTCAAGATGTTCTCTTGAACACCACTTGTTTTTTATACACTCTCTAATGAAATTGTTTTTATAAAAACAATGTTCTATGTAAGCAATTGGAAATAATAAGGCAATAAATGGCGCACACACAAGTAGAGACAAATAAATTGCTACTCTTCCAAATTTTGAATCAGCAATATACTCGTAAAACTCAATAGGCCCGTTTATTTTTCGCAAGTGCCTGATAAAAATAATATAATTTTTTCTTTTCATCCTTCACACCTCCTACGCTGATTTTTGTACTAATTTCGTTTGTTTCATCCATTCCTTGGCTATGTCCCAGACTTCAGCTGGTACATCTTGGTTATACTTGCCACGAAATTGGGCTATCTTCCCCTGCCTTACTTCGAGTGTGTAAAGAGGTTTTTTAGGTTGATTTGACAGGCGGACAAACACTATTAAGGTATTACCTTTAAAATGCTTATCTGTGTATGAGCTTACGCAATGATGTAGTTTCTTGCCCTCATAGATCAGCTCAGCCACTTTTCTAGGAACATGAAATGCGTATCCATTGATTGTCTTATCCATTCCTTCTCTAAGTTTAAACTCAGCTTCAAGTTGCTTGCGTTTCTTCTTATCTTCCAGTTTTTGTTTTTCTTCGACGAATTGATTGTATAATCCGACTGTGTGATTATGCATGGCTGTGAAATCCTTTGGCACAAGCATAGCATCACCTTCAGGCTCAATGCCCATTTCTCGTAGCATCTTGAGATAGTCAAGATATTCATTGAAGTCAATATGATTCTTGATAACCCAATTCTGAAACTTATTGATCCCTACACCTTTCGGTATATGCTTGATATCGTGGTAAGTCAGATAAGACTCGATACCAGGTACTAGCTGGCCGTTCCGTTCTTTTAATCGACGGCTCAACTCAAATTCGTTAAAGCTGCGATTTGAATTCTTGAAAAATTGTTTATTCTTCTGAAGCCATCTGCGGTTCAAGGTCCGCATATCTACGGTTCTTGTAAATCCGATTCTATAATTCGGAAACATGATTTCGTTGGCCAACCTGTAAGCATGAATCTTTTGAGCAAACTCAATTTCAAACTTATATTTGTAAAGTCGTTCAATTTTCCAAAAATAGATATTATCGAATTCCAAATATTTGAGTTCGGATACTTTTCTAAGTCTCTCAGCCCAATTGTTTGGATAAAAAATATTTCCTGTGTAAAAACCACCACTAAAGAAATTAGCAAATAGATATGGATAGTATTGCCCGTTGTAATCTTGGCCAATTTTTGTGTGCTTGTCATTTTCAAATCGCTCTAAATTCGTAAAATGCCAATCAATAAATTGTTTTCCTTCGACTAACTTCGAACTAAATTCATAAGATTGAATCTCGATGCGTTTTGAGGTGCTGAGAATGATAGAGAAAAAGTAGGTTTTGTCATAAAAAGTGAGCCTTGATGACTTTGTCAGTCGTTTCTCGATACAATAGCCAAGGTCCAAATCTGAAGCGATTATGGTCTTGTCCTTATTGCTCCATTTGTACGTTGTGATCTGCGAGTAGCACCATCTCCAGAAATCTGCAGGTGGTTTCAATCGTCTATCAGCTTCTCGCTTCCATTGTTCGTTTTTCATTCGTCCAAGAAATCGAAAATGCTCATTTGCTTTTCGACTACTCCTTTCTCTTTCTTAATTTTGACCTCCTCAACTTTGTTTTCAAGAGGATTTTTTGGCTTTTCTGCCTTATTCTTGACGGATTCAACAGGCACCTGCTTGATGTTAGATACTTGCGAATTTGAGATAAAGTATTCTCGAATCCATCTGAAGACAGTAGCATCATCGATACAAGCGACTCCATTTTCAGCAAATTTACGAGCTTTCTCTTTTGCGAAGCTTAAAGCACATTTCAGAGAGTATCGCTCCTTTAGAATGCCTTCGAATAATTCATTGTCTTCCTGATCGCATATCCAATTATGAACACGGTCAAGTGCAGTATCATGTGGTTGGTTTAATTCCTCTAGCAACTTAGCTAGGGCTTTTTCTTTGATTTCATTCATTTTATTTTCAAAAAAATGCGACTGCCTTTGTGTTAATTGGCTAAATACGGGCAGTCGCTCGTCCATTAGTCACACGACTGATTGACGCTTCCTAGCTCGCTTTTAACGTGGTTCGCGGCACGTTGATTTTACTGCTAAGTAATAACAATCTATCGCACCATAATCAAAACGTACATCGTCTTTTCCGATATATTTTTTGAATTTTGGTCTGGTGATACCTGAGAAAGCCCATTGATGGTCTTTCATCCGTTCGATAAGTTCATCAACGTTGTTGAAATAACCTAGAAAAAATCTTCGATGTCCGTTGTAGACAAAATATAGTTTTAACAATAAGGTGTACCACCTTTCTAAAAGTAATCTTTCCTTTTATTTTTCAAATCATTGAATACCATCAAATGATCATTGTCTACACCTTTCATCAAACGACTCATGAATGGCCGACCGTATCGCTTTTGGATTTCCTGTGCAGTTAGGTTTGTAGTGATAATCGTGTTGGCCCTTTTATTGAGGATGTTGTAAAGAATGCTGAAGGACCATTCACTGTCTTTCTCCATCCCAAGATCATCTAGGACTAAAAACTTTGCGCTAGCAATCTTATTTACCAGGAACTCTTCTTGGCTGAAATCCGTCTTAATCTTCATCAGAAGATCAGTAACATTGATGAAGATAGCAATTTCTTTTGTAATCGCTGATAGTTTCTTCATAATCGCAAATGCAAGATGGCTCTTACCTGTTCCAGCTTCGCCTTGAAAAATAACATTATTTCTGGCACCGTCTGCCCACTCTTTACAGATTTTTTTGGCAAAATCTAACTTTTCAGCTTCTTTTTCAGTAAGTGTGTCAAAATTCTCAAGAGTAGCATTCTTCAGCACATCATCATATAAAGAGAATTTTTCGAGATAAAACTTACGCTCTCTCTCGTATTCTGCGTCAGCAAGCTCATTTACTCTTATCTGATTCTCTGCATGAATCCGTTCGGATTCGCATAAGCGACAGAGAACATCGTTTGTACGAATAATTTTAATCAAAGGAATTTTGTGTTTGTCGCAAATTTCATCCTGTTCTTCAGTATTTCTGTGATAAGAGAGAGCCATTTCTTCTAAAGCATCCGTTACCATGACATCCTACCTCCACAAGCTTTCCAGCTAGCCATATCTGACAAACAAGCAGTAACGGTAGAAAAAGGTTGTTTTATTAGCAAAGACTTCTTTTCTTCACTTATCGGATAAAATTCCTCTTCAAATTGCTTGATAAGTTCTAAAACCCCCATTCGTCTTTTACCTCCTGTCCTGATTTTTTCTCATTGTGTTGCTTTTCTGATTGTCGAACTTGCTCAACTGTCGTAACCTGGTTCAGCTGCCAATTTCTTAGAATGCCACCAATATATTTGATGTTTGGTTTACCTAAATTAATAGCTGTTTTCAATGCTTCTTTAACTAGTTCAACATCATTTTCCTTTAACAGATGATTAATTTCCTCAATCTCAAAACCTGATAGTAATCTACGAAACTCAGATTGGAATAATTCAAGGATATTTTCATTACTACTAGTAGTAGTTATATTCTTATCTTTATCTAATCTATTCTTAATCTTAGTCTTATCTCCTTCTACTTCTTCTTCTAGTGCGTTACCGTCCGTTACTGTAACGTTACATGTAACGTTACCAAGAGCAAGGTTTTTTTGTTTCTCACGATGTCTTGCAACACGATTGCGTGTTTGCTCCTTGATTTTTTCCATCCCGTCAATATTTTGATGTTTTTCCCAATTTGGCAGCGTGATAACACCATCTATAATTTCAATCATTCCGAATTGTTCAAAAATTCCAAGAGCCATTCTTACACTATTCAGAGGCCTTTGAAAGATTGTTGCAAGCATCTCATCAGTGTAATGAACTTTATCTGACATCATCAAAAGTCCGTTGCGATTATGTTTGCCAGCAAGAGCTAGGATTTTAAACCATATAACCAAAATTGCATCATGATCTGGTAGTGCATCAATAAGGCGTATCTTTTCATCATCAAAAATATCCGTCGTAATCTTAATCCATTTGATTTCAGACATATAGATTTCCTCTTCTAACTTTATCTTGATAGCCATTTCCTACGGTTTGCTCGATAGTCTTTCTTCATATCTTCATAAATTTTGTGACTTTCTAATTCCATTATCTGCAATCTAAGTAACTTATTTTTATTTGAAAGTTTCTGATAGTCTTTGGCCAGTTTTTCATAATCATTAAGGTATTCTTTGATTAGAGTTAAATTTTCAAGGTTGTAGTTATAAAATATTACGTCGTGCCTTGATTGTTGTCGTTTTTTATCATCGAGAAGCTCGTTATAAATTTGGATTGTATTTTCAACCCATTTGATTGATTGATTGTAATCTGTTGACATTGGCTTTGCTCCTTATTTTTGCTTTTTTGATAGACCAACAGGAGGATGTTCGTTAAACGTGAATTTTCTGTCACAATTTCTGATGTTTTCACGAGCAATATTGTTGAATTGATTTCGCCCTTGTTGGTAGATCTCAATAATCATCTTGTCATGTTCTTCTTGCTCTTCTTGTTGCCGTTTTGCTTTTTGTTCACCATATGCAATCAGTGACAATACAATGAACAAACTAATCATAGTTGTTGCAATTCCAAAAAATTGGCTTGCTAAAGTTGGTTCTGTCATTTTTCGTTCTCCTTACGCTCTTAATTTTCGTACTTGCTTTTCTAACTCTAAAATCTCATAAACATCATTGACATCGTACATAATATCTTTCCCCTGCTTACGAAATCTTAATCCTTTACGTTCTAACTTCTTAATATAGCCATGAGTAAAGCCAAACTTCTTCATCAAAGCCTGTTGATTGATTGGCATACGATCATTCTCTAACTGCTCCTTGACCTGATTTTCAGCAAAGGCCAATAATTGATTGGTGAATAATTCAGCACTTTCGCCATCCAATCGTAATTGTAACGTTATCCCTTCCATTTTCTACATCCTCTCAACTATGCGGGCAAGCATTTTTGTGATATAATGGTTTTAATTATTTAAGTATGCGCCTGATTTCCGTCAGGTGCTTTTTTGTGTTCTAATTTTCATCCTCTCTGAGCTATGTTAAAAGCATTCAAATCCATGATTTTCATCTTAGTATTGGTAGATGGCTCCCAAGTCATCCAATACTTCGATGCTGCTTCAGCGAATTTCTTTGGTAGTAAGTCATAGCGACTGATGTTGAAATGATCCTTGAAATCAATCTCAGCTTGTCTGAAGACTGATTGAGCGAATGTCTTGTTTGCATAAGCTGGACTGTCGATTCCACCAAGGCAAGCGACTACTCGAGCCTTACGCTTCTTCAATAGCGACTGAGCATAGCTTGGATGGATTGGTTGTTCATTTTTGAGATAGTCGATGTCTTCAATCATGCTGGCTTGTTGCTCACGCAATTTCTTCTGTCCAGTAAATAGAGCAATGAAGGCATCTTCATCTAGGTCATCACGGATAAAACCGCCTTGTCTGCGAATAGCTGGAAGAACTTCTGATGTCACCCAGCGCTTGAATTCTTTCGCTTTTGGAAGCTTACTTGAAAGAATGAGAGAGTAGAGTCCAGATTCATTGATGATGATTGTTTCTTGTGTTCTTCCAAGATTATCTGTGAGGCCCTGTTTTAGGGCGTCATCTTCATCAACGTGAAGGGCGATTGCATTTCTTGCTTTGCTATATCCTAAGATGTCAGCAACATCTTTTCCAACAAACCAAGGCTCGTCATTGATTGTCATAGTACGGACCTCTTGTCCGTGAAAATTAAATATTTCGTTCATAGTATTCCTTTCTAAATTTGGTATAATAAAATAAAAACGATTGGAGGAGAATAATGAAATCTTCATTTTTTCACTATCTAAAGGAAATCATCTTATATGGTGTCATAGTTCCGATTTTGACAGTTATCGTAGGATTTCGCCTTTTTACTACCTTCTATCCTATTTCTGATTCACTGTTAACAGATTTCTTGAAAGCTTTTACAGAACAAAGAATCCTTGCTATTGTATTCGTTCTTATTCTTTGCTTTATATTTTTCGGTTCAATTTATTACTGTATTTCATGTGGACAAAATAGAAAATTGATACCTGATAAAGTTTATACACAAATCACAACTTACATTTCATCTGTAGGTTTAGCGACTACAGTGATAGCTGTCGCTACCTTGACTCTCACAGAATTACAGTTTTCAATCCTTACTGGTTGGATTGCTTTTATCGCTTTGTTGTTGCCACTTCTGAAGTTTAAAATCCAATACAGCGCCTATCAGAGTAGCGACAATGTAGCACAGAAAACTACCGAAAACAAAGCCAATTAAGAAAGGCTCTACCATTCTCTTTCCCCCCTTTCAAATGTGGTATAATCAAAATAAAAACGAGGTAATTCTAATGAAATTAAATCCTGATTGCATCCGTGACCTATTGCTTGATGTCGAAGCAAAATCTACATTCGATAATGTTGTGATCTACAACGAAGAAAATGAAGAACCTTTGTTTGATAAATATGGAGTAGATACTGTTTTTTATCACATTCGTCAAGCAGATTACGCAGGATTTTTTATTGGAGAAGTATCTTACACTTTTGACTTATCCGCAATTATTATTGACTTGTCTCCAGAAGCGCACGAGTTTCTAGCTAACATTAGACAAGATACAAATTGGAATAAAACTAAGAGCATAGCTTCAAAAGTGGGCTCGTTTTCATTGAATGTTTTAAAAGACATCTCTGTAGAGGTCATTTCAAAAGTTATTTCAGACCAACTTAACAAGTAAAGTAATTTTTAATTCAGAAAATCTTGTCGTTTCTTCTAGTCTTTTCAATTCATAATTTTTTATTCCTGTTAATTCCTTGGAATCCAAAAACAATTTATTGTCACGTAAGGACAAACTGCTTAATCGTGGACTTCCTGTGTTTTTTTTAGCAACATATGGCCAATGTTTCGGTCTTGGCATATATCTTTCTCCTCTCTAACATGATTTAAAATCATATGTTTTGTAAAAAATTAAACCCCTAAAAGGTCGCTTGCAGTTGTTCCTAAAACTTCACACAATTTTAAAAGGTGCTGAGCTTTAATAGATGTAATGTCCTTTTCCCAAGCATTAATCGTCTGGGGACGAACTCCGACTAATTCTGCGAGTTGTGATTGAGTCATTTTATCATGTCTTGCTCTCAACTCTGCTATAGTAATTGTTGGTTGTGCCATTTAAGACTCCTTTCTTTTTTATGATTTTAAATCATATTTTGATTTATGAGCCCATTATACATGACTAAAAATCATTTGTCAACACTTTTTTGATTTTTTTTCATATTTTTTTAAATTTTTTTCTATTTAATTTGATTATAAATCATTATTTTTGTATAATATAGTTAGAAAAAATAAGGGGAAACAATCATGGTCGACAAGGAAAAACATGTCCTTATAGGACAAAGAATAAAAAAGTTAAGAGAATTAAAAAATATCGAGCAGTCTGAATTGGCAGAAATGCTAGGATATAAATCACAAAGCACTATTTCAAAATGGGAAAGTGGTGTGAACTTACCAACTGGTAAGAAGTTGATTGCTTTAGCTAAGATTTTCAATACATCAACTAATGATATTTTAGGTATTGAAAAACCTGTTAAAGAAGAATATACCACATCTGACCTACGTAAGATGGCTGAAAATGCTAAAACATTCGATGGAAAACCATTAAATGAAAAAGACATTGAAGCTATCCAAAATATTATTGAGATATATCTCAAAGGAAGATTATGAGCATTGAAGAAATCTGCAAAAAACATGGTGTCAGAATAGAGTATTTTGACAAGGATTTGTGGAACAGAAATGGCATCTATATAGATGAAATTAAAGTTGTATTTGTGAGTAGGGAATTACCTCCTGAAAAACAAAAACAAGTAATATTACATGAATTAGGGCATTTAGAACATACTAAAGAAGAATATCATAATGCTATACTACGATGTGAAAATGAAGCTAATAGAAATATGATTCATCATCTGTTGGTTGATGCTTTAGGGGAATTGGATGATCCTTATGAATTTAACTACCTGAATTTCATGGAGTATTATAATTTAAAAACCACTACTGAAGAAGTAATGGTTAAAGAAGAATATCAAGCATTATTGAATTTTAATAAAGGTCAATTTTATGAAGAAGATAACAACATTGATGACGCTACTACTTCTGACTTCCTTTCTAGCTGCGTGTGAAGATAATAAACCAAAAGTGTCTACAACCAATCAAGGTCTCGAGAAATCAGAAGGAAAAGCTAAGATACAACCAGCTAAAGATTTTAAGAATACACCTATCGGAGATTACAGGATAGCTGACAACAATTTATATGGCGCATGGCCTGATAATACGAAATTAGTAATTGATGATAGTGTGGTTGAAGTTCTTGATCCAAGTAGCGTATTTACCAAATATTTAATACATTTAAACGGAGATATAGATAAACCAGCTGTTTTAAAACTCTTTGTCGATGACAAGGAAGAATTTGATGTAACTAAAGTCTCGAAATTTTATGTCAGAGCAAACGGAACTCACTCATATAAAGGGAAAGAAATCCCTCTATTTTTAGTGGATGGTTTTGAATATTAAAATAAAAAATCCCCACACTCTCCGACCGCCAAGTTTTTGAGTGTGAGGTTTCAACCTTCCATGTGACAAGCAATGGAAAGGATGATAAAAAAATACAACTATAGTTTATCATAAGTTCTACACCTTTTCAACTATGCGGGCAAGCAATCGAAAAGAAAG